TTTCTCTTTAGTGTTTGTACTGCTTGCTCTTTTAAAGCCCCCGGATCTGTGTCCTTGAGGCAAATGTTTCTATGCGTTAACTCGGCCATCTCACATAGTTGTTGTACTTTAATCGCAGCGTCTTGGCCTGCTGTATCTCCATCAAAGAATATATCTATAGACTCTACGCCCTGAATAGATAACATCCTTAACTTATCCTCATTAATGTTCTTTGTACCAAATGTACAAACTGCATTAGTGAGTCCTTTATCGTGCAAATTAATCATATCGAAGATACCCTCTACTAGGATAACTGCTCCCTGTATAGGCTTTACTATAGGGAATAAAGGCATCTTCGCACCCGCAGGCGAGATCATATACTTAGGCGTACCGCCTGTGGTATGACGACCATTGAATGCTACAATACGACCTGATATATCTCTGATAGGGAAGTTGATACGCCCTACAAAGTCAGTATCTGCGTGTTGAAACGCTTCGAATCTCTTGTATGTTGAGGGTTTAATATCTCGCCAGTTGCCAGTGTATGGCATAGTACTCTTGGGAAAAGACAAACCTATACTTTCAGACCTCTTATCTCTAATTTTTTTCTTAAAAAGTTCTCGTCTTTGTTGTAGTTGGTTTGCCTTTTCCCCAAAGTGCGTAAATAAGTTACCTTTAAACTCACAGGAAAAGCACTGGTAAATACCAGTAAGCTGATCTACCCTCATACTAGGGTTGCGATCAGGGTGTTCAGGATTAAGACAGCTAACTAAGAAGTCAGCGCCCTTCGGTATGAAATAAATATCTCTACGTTTTAGTAGTTCTTCAACTGTCACCGACCGATATCCTTGATGTTTTCTTTACTAATTAATTGGTAAGCACCCTTGTTATATGCGGGAGCTATTGTATATTTGGAGGCGTCTAACCATCCTGAACGATCTACTGCTGAACAGTCTGATCCTACATCTGATACAGACTTATACTCCTTAANCTCACGGCGATACGTATCAGTTACCTCTAATGCCTTGAAGTCAGGTGTATAACGACGTGTTTTGGGAAGTGCTTTACGTTTTCTACCAGAAGCGGTGTGACGTAAACTGCCGAATTGAATTGCCATAAAAAGCCTCCTCTACTTTTGAATATCTATTATACTAAAATAGAGGAGGCTTGTCAAGATTTATTTTATAGATCGTGTACGTCTTCACCGGTCTTATGGGAAGAGTCTTCTTTCTCTTGTGGCGTTAGTGCTGAGTCTGGGCCAATTTTTAAAGTCTCCCAGTCTACTGTAGACGTAAAAGAACGCATAGCGGCTGAGCGCATTTTGACACAGTTCAAGGTAATACACCCATCTTCGTGATCCCAGGTTTCTAGTGTGTATGCACCATCAGCTGCATCAAGAATACCTTTTGCAAAACGTGCTTCACCGCTAGCGTCTGTTTGGTACGGTGTGAATACGGTACAATCGTATTCTTGTGCCATTGATTTCAATGCTTTACTAACTTCTATCTGCTCCGTCCAGTCGTATTGACCACCGCGTGAAGGAACACTAGAACGCTTTACTTGGTTAATATAGTCCACAATAACGATTCCAACATTATACTGTCTAACTTTCTTATCCAGTACAGCTCGAATCTTCGAGAGCGTAAGAGAAGGATCATACTCTACGATCAACTGCTGAGTCGGGAGGAGCTCGCAGCTGTTGCGTAATTCGTGATGAAACTTATCAAAGTCTCGGTGTCCTTTATACCTAATTAAGTGCTCTTGTCCGTCCACAAAACGATTGGCCCACCAACCAGCAACAACCTCCCACTCTGTAACACTAAGATTCTTAGTACGTAAGCGTGAGAAAGGGAGTCCGGTGGCGATAGCACAGCAACGCTGTAAGATAGATCGACTATCCATCTCGATAGTGAAATAGATAGCCGACTTACCAGAATTGTAAACACTGTTAGCAATGTTTGCACATATAACTGACTTACCTGCACCCCGTTTACCACCAACCATAACCAAATCTCTAGGCGAGAATTGAATATCGTGGTCGTACTCTTCGTTGAGGCCAAGAGGTATGTACTTAGCTATATCTTCCTCAGGCTCGAACAGGTCAATATGTTGCATACTTTCCTGTGGGTCTTCCAAGTCAACTCGGCTCTCGATATCGAGAACGATTTGATGGAGGTGATCTACCGATTCTTGGGCATCTTCAAAAGCTACCGAGTTTTCGACATAATCTTCGAGTGAGTTTAGAATCTCTTTCTGAGTATATTCGTTCTTCAAATACTGAAGAAGCATATACGCATCTGCGTCGACCTGAAGGGCTTCTACAGCATACAGCTTTTCACGAGTAATTGAATCACGAATCTCAAGTTTAAGATCCTCGATCGTGGGCATTTTATGAAACTTCTCACAGTGCTTTTCAACTACGTTGTAAAGACTATGATATTCACTAGGCAAATAGCGCTTGTGAGTCTGCGTCCAGGTATCGAAATCCTGGCAGACGAGCACTTGCTTTAGTAAGGCACTAGCGATGTTCAATGAAGTTCTCCCGAAATCATATTATTTGTAAAAACAACCCCCTGGATAGCCAGAGGGTGTTTGGATGCTACTAAGGAACCTTAATAGCGAGAAAGATTAAGCAGTTGCTTTTTCTTTCTTAGCTGCGCCGTCATAGTCGGAAGCGGTGAGGCCACGACGAGTAAGCATAGTCTTAACACCACGAGCAGTTTTACCAATCGCTTCTGCAATTGCTTCAACAGTCAAAGAGCTAAGGTTGTCAAGACCAGCCAACGGATCTTCTTTAGAAGCGCCTTTGGTAGTTTCTTGACGAGGAATAGCATCGATCTCACCTGAACGCAACAGGCTCAGAGCCTTACCACGTACAGAGTTAATAGGACGACCCATTGCTTCAGCAATAGCTTCTACGAAGGCACCGTCTTGTACCATAGATACAAAAATAGCTTCTTCTTCAGAAGAGTAAGTGCGAACAGACTCTACTTTAGGAGCAGGCTTGACATGAGAAGTCAATTCCATAGACAGGATCTTACCCTGAATAGACTTAGGAGAGAATTCGCCGCCATCGAAATGGCCAGCAATCTCAGCATAAGTGTATTCGCCGCTATTGTCAGTGACAAAAGCTGCAAGAGTAGCTTCTTGTGCGTCGGTGAAAGACTTGCTTGCACCAGCAGAAGCTAATTCTACATCAAAGCCCATCTTGCGCAATTTGCTAGAGATGGATCGAGTAGAGGTTTCAAGCTGAGCAGCTGCTTCTGCAACAGTAGCTTGAGAAACGGGGCTTTCGCCACCGACAAAATCAGTTAGTTGAGCTGTACGCTCGTCATTCCACTTAGGTAGAGTTGACATATATTTATTCTCCGGTTAATAACTTTAGGTTGGTTACGATTTGAACGCCAGCATCTCTGGCCTTCTTGGTTTTTGCGGACTCAATACCGCTTTCGTTTACTAAGATTGTTACATCTTTAGTCAAACTGGACTTTACATTAAGCCCTACTGCCTCCAAAGCAGCGTGAGCTTCTGCTTTAGTTTTATAACTTACTAACTTACCTGTAATACATACAGTATTTGCTGATGCATTAGCGGGCTTGCTCTCAGTTCTTACAAACTTAAAGCTAAATGGAAGCATACTATGTTGGTAAAACTCCATCTCTAGCCAATGTAAAAGGTTGGAGGTAGATTTCTCACCAAGACCAGCTTCACGGCAGGTATCGTAGTCTATTTCATCTATATCAATGCAAACTTTTGATAGTTTATCCGCTGCTGTCTTCCCGATAAGAGGAATACTATTTCATCTATATCAATGCAAACTTTTGATAGTTTATCCGCTGCTGTCTTCCCGATAAGAGGAATACTAAACGCAGGTAATAATACGTTTAGAGGTGCATCTGTGGAGCGTTCGATCTCTAAAAAGAGCTTATGGCCTAGTCGCTCAGAGTTTAGGCTTTCGCAGATATCCTCAAGTGTAAGCTCATAAATCTCCTCAAGAGATTGTATGTCTAACTTACGGATAGCAGCTGGGCCTAAGCCTTTGATTTTAAGACTGGTTGCAAAGTGCTCNACAATTTTAGATANCTTAGCTCCNCAGTATGCGTTTCTACAATATAAGAGAAAGTTGACATCTTCTAACACCGAACTACACGAAGGGCAGTTTGTTGGGGCTTCGATTATTGACATCGTGGTTCCTCTGTAATTGAAAGTCTATTATACGTAGTTTTTAGATTATTGTCAAGTATTATTTTTTCCAAGGTAGCAATCAATCTATGCGTCTAACAACGCGAGGTATGATTTCCCCTGAACGTATAACTTCTACTTGACAGCCTATCTCGAGGTCTAACTCACGAATATATTGAATATTATGTAAGGTAGCNCTCGAAACGGTGGCATCTCCAATCAGCACAGGGCTCAAGATAGCAACGGGACTTACGACGCCGCTCTTACCTACTTGCCACTCTACTGCCTCTAGTGTTGTAACAACACCGGCTGCCTGCTCCTTAAAAGCAAATGCGCCACGAGGGTGTTTAGCAGTATGTCCTAATTCTCTGAACTTCTTGCCATTCCATAGTTTGTATACTAGACCATCCGTTGGATAGCGCGTAGAATCAAAATCTGTAACAACATTAAGCCCACAGTTCTGTAACCAGTTCATCTCTTCTCGGTAGTTGTCATAAAGACTGCTACTGTCATAAGCGACAAATACTAAGGGGCGAGCCTTAAACTCTTCAAGACCCGAAAGCCCTTTAAGTCCAAGCGACCCCGAAGCGAAGTTACGAGAGTTAGGAACACTGCTTGGAGCAACTACCTCACCAGTGATTTGAACAACACCTGAGTACTTAATAGTATTAGGTACTAGCTGTTGCATCTTATCTGTGATGTCCCTACCATGAATGCCGTCACCTCTGGTTAAACCCAGCTGTAGTTCGCCATCTATGTATAGAATAGATACTGCTGCTCCATCTAACTTAGGGGTACAAGTACACTCTAACACGTTTAGAGGAGCTTTGGCCATATCAAAACACTTCTGCAACGAATACATTTGGTATGTATGGGGCACTGCATCAGTAACCTCATACCCAACTGTCGTGTAGTTGTGTTTCTCTGCTAGAAGATCGAACTCCGCATCTGAAAGAAGTGGAGTGCCTTCGTAATATAACTTACTTGCTCTGTCTAAAAATGCTCGCATATTGTTTTCCTAAATAAGAAAAGATATTATACGTACTTTAACCAAGATTGTCA